ACGATGTTAGGTTTATTCATCTTTCCTTGCAAGCGAGCAGTTGCCTCATTGGCTGCGCCCTGTGCAACGGCAGCGCCGGCATAATCTGGCGCGGGTGGTGGGCTAGGAGAATCAGACATAATTATTCCTTTGGAAATTTATTGTAATCAATCCACCGGCAATCATTGCGCGTCATTTTCAACACAAGTAAATTACCATCCGGTTGCGCATCTACTATTTTTGTTTCAACAACAAAACCAACTTTTTTATTAAATTCAAGAGCACGTTTGTTTGATTCTGGCGTAAAGCCGGTAATACGTTTAACCTTCAATTGGTCAAAGGCATAAGAAAAAATTACATGAAACCATTCGCGTGTGGCCCAATGACCTGAACTATTACTTACAACATGAATTCGTATTGATGCCCTATTCCATTCGTGGTAGATAACAGCCCCAACAATTTCGCCGTTGCTTTCTACTCCAATTCCAACTGCTTCCGTGTATCCAGTTTTTACGCCATGCGTCTTGCAAGCCCAATCAACAACGTTCTGGCCAATAATTATCTTTTTCATAAAAGATTTTATATGCCAGCCCATCCGGTCTGGTAAACAACGTCAGTCGCCGCCCATTCAATCTGCAAGCCCTGCGAGCTGCTTTTAAGCTGAATCCCGCCGCAGTAACCAATGCCCGTAATGCCCTGCCAGTTGTTCGTGATCTGCAACCCCGAACCCCACAGACCCGTATCCCATACCGACGTATCCCATATTCCGACCGCGGTCGGAGAGAATGACAGGCTGGCAGTGGTGTCGGCGGTATTAAAGTCGACATTCATGCCGACAAAAACCGCGGGCGTGCCGTCCGTAAATATACTGGGTCGAGCGCGAGTAAAATACTTTTTTACGCCGCGGCTTCCGTAGTAATTAAACGCTTGCAATACGGTTGTTTGAATGTTAGATGTGCCGTCTATATAACCGTTATCCCACGCTTTAAACACGCCCCCGCTGCCACCGAAATACGGGTCATCGTTAAACGTTTCCCAACAATTTGCATTCCAACCGGTAAAATTGCACCACGATTTTGTTATATTATTCATGCAATATTGTTGCTGCTGCCCTTCTGCAATCGGCACGTTAATAAACACCGCGTTATTCTTTGCGGAATACAGAATTTCCCAACCAAAGTTGGCGCCGTAATTTGTGGTTGCGGTTGTTATAGCGCCTTGAATTTTGTTTGATAGCGCAACACGCGGATCTAACCTTGAGCTTTGCAACGCAGACGCCAGCGGCAGCAATCCGTCGTAAGTAATAATCAGTAAATCGCCGGAATATTTCAACATGCAACGGTTGCCGATTGGAGCGCCTAACTTCCACACTCCGGCTATCGCCCACGTAGCGTCGCTTGACGGATCGGTGCCGCGCCAGACAATCACTTCGCCGTTGCTGGTTACAAATACCAGATTATCGTCGGCTCCGTACCCCGCATCCAGCGTCCAGGTATCTAGGTCAACTAGTGAGCCGCCGTATTTGGCAATCGAACTCATATCCAGCACTTGTGCTGCGCCGCCAACCGCGTTGACTGGAAGATACCACGCCTTCAACGTGTCTTTTTGGATAAACCAGATGCGGTTTTTAAACAGCGTGATATTGCTTAAGGTAGTGGTGGTCACGCCGGTAATAGGAATTGCAGAAATTGCCGTAATGCTTGCCCATGTTGAATTATCGTAAAGCAGTGGCGCATCAACGCCGTTGACGCAATACAGATAACTGCCGCCCGCAGTGGTGACGTTGGTATGCTCCCACTTGGCGTTGGTTAGGCCAGTCTTTACCGCGGCCCCAACAGCGCCCTGCGTTGTTACGTCATAGATCGAGCCGCCCGCCCATGCGAACAGTTTGTCAGCCGTTCCTGACGAGTAATTAACCAGCGTCTGCACTTGACCGCTAATGCCCGTTGCCCAATTCTCATAACCGCCGCGCAGCACTAGATTGCTGACGCTGGGAAAAAAGTTAGTTAATTGATAGGCGTCTGCCGGATCCATGTTAGCAATGGAATCCCGCGCATTCCAGCCGCCAACCGGCGCCGGAATAGAGGCAACTTGCGCCGCCGTTCGCTGAACTAACGCGCCGTTAGTTCGGGCCATAGCCGGAATCCGGTATATTGTCGTAACCAATCAGCACAGTGCCAGGCCGCGGCGCAAAACTCAGATTGGCAGAGGACATATCAAGCGCCATCGCCGCTTCAAGCTCATACATATAATTACGATACATGGCGGTCGTATCAAAACCTTTGGCTTCAAAATACTTGAGCTTGGTCGACAGAACCATCAGCCGGTCAGGGTATATCGTCGTGTCGGTGTCAACCGTAAAGCTGGTTTTTGCCACGCCGGCCGCAGAATTAGCCCAGCCATTGCTGCGGTATTCAAACCCTAGATATTCAGCCGCCGAGGTGCCCGGCCAGATTTGGAAGTAAGAACCTAGCAGGCGCCAGCGAATCCGCGGGCCGGTCGAGATGTAGCCGGAGAGCAGCCATTCCCACTGTTGCGCGTCCTCCGGCCCCAACATTTCCCAATGCTTTGACTTATCCCACATCGTGCGCGGCACAAGCGCCTCGTAATCGCTCGGCAGGTCATACTTCATTTTCTGGAAATAGGCTGCTGCGGACGTGCCGCCAGCGGCTGCAAAGTCCTGATTGACTGTAACCTGCGTCAAACTGTCCACAGACGCTATAAACGTGTTCTGGTTGATTCCAGACCCCTGCACTTGATAGGTCGTGTCCAGCCCTGCGGTCGTCGGAATGCCGGTGATCGTGCGCGCCGCGGTCGTCCAGTTGCCGGTCGTGGTCAGATACTGGGTATAAAAAGCATTTTGCTTTGTCATCGCACGCCAGTTATGCCGGCGCAGCAGCTCGTATCCGGTCGCGTTCATCAGCGCGAGGATCTGGATAACGTCTTGATTCGTGTTGCCAGCGACCGAAACAGGCGTGGACACGCCTAATTCGTTTGTGACCTGCTGCACCAACTGAAGCATTGTGCTTGACATTTTTTACGCCTCTTTACACTTCTTTGCGCGGCCTTCCGGGCTTGCGGGTTTCCATCAGCATCGCCATCTGGTCGCGTAGCTCATTAAGCTCGCGGCGCGTGGTTTCCAGCTCGGAAGTGTTTGCGGATTGGTTTTTTCTGGTCAGATAGGCGCGTGCTTTTTCTCTCAATCCTGCGCCGCCCATGCCAATGCGTTGCAATTGGCTATCGGACGCCGTTGCCACTTGTTCAACGGTTTGGAATTTGAGAACTTGTAGCTCGGCCATTTGGTGTGCGTTAAATCCTTCGGAATCGTCTTTATTCCAATCCTCCAGCAATGTGCCGATAACGGGGCCGTCATTGTTTTGCATTTGGAAATACAGCCACTGGCGCGGGAACCGTTCTTTATGATCTTCCCTGACAGGCTGGTCAACGATGTTGGTCTTGTCGCCCGGCACGATAATCCGCACGAACGGCGTCGGCCGATCCTTGTAGGGCTTCTGGTCGTTGATGTAGAACTCAACATGCAAATGCGAATCAGCGTTATAAACATCACTGTCTAAAGCCATTTTATTTCTCCTGTGGGGATTTAAGTTCTTGCGCCTGTCAGGCTGTACCACTTTGTTGCAGATACTGCAAAAAATATACCGCTGAAATTGCTAACAATCGAAGCCGACGTCGTTTGATTGATCGTCGATCCTGTGTCATACGGATAAACCTTGATCGTGTTGGCGCCGGAATTGGCAATAAATATTGTCGCCCCCATTTGTGTGGGAGGTAGCAATACGCCAGTCCCGGCAGCCGCGGTATCAACAGAGTTGTAAACACGCGTCAGTTGCAGCGCGTCAGCCCTCGTCGACCCTACCGCGGTCAACCCATCAACACCATCACCGCAGACGGCAACGGTCATCAGGGCTGTCGCCCCGGCGCCCATTACCCTTGACGGAATAGTCATTACGCGGTCAAAACCGATGCCCAGGTCGTCGCGCTAGTCGCAAACAGAATGACGGTTTTTGCGGTTGCAACCGTCAAAGTTGACGCGGCCGCGTTGATCGTTGACCCAGCTTTCGGGTAAATGGTAACCGTCTGGCCGCTATCGTTGCGGATACCGACCATCGCGCCCACTTCGGTCGGCGGCAGAATAACGCCGGTTGACGCGGAACTGGTGGTGATCGTGTTCCAGACCGCGGACAGTTGCAGCGCATCCGCAATAGTGGTGCCAAGCGCCACCAAGCCGGTCGCGCCGTCGCCGCAGATGCTGGTAGTCGCAAGGCCGGAATTGCCAGATGCTTGAACGCGTGAAGGAATAGCCATTTTAAATCCTTTGAGTTAATGGATAGGACATGGCTTTCGCCATTGCATACAATAAACCTGTGCCGCAGACTTCAATTACTACATCTTCTTGCGCGAATTCTCGCGCTAGGTTTTGGAAATCCTTAACCTGCTGACACATCCACGGGGCAGCTTTAAACTTTTCTTCGTAAATCGTTGCCGTAATTACGTTTTCGCCGTCGTTTGATTCCTGCTTATAAACGTGATGCTCGCCCTCTGAATAGCTTGAATCCATGCCAAACAGGTAAATATGGCGGTAACCTTTGAGCTTGGCCAGAATCATTGCCAACATGCCGACCGTCGTAAAGCCGCCCATTAGATGCACAGGGCGCTCGCGCTCGCTCTCCAGATACTCGTAGACCCCTTCGGTCTGTACGTGTACCAAATCGACGTTAAACCCGTTCAGCGCGTCGAATATGCAGGGATCACACTGGCTGGCAATGTAAAACTGCGTTTCTAGCTTTGGATTCTTCAGAAACCGCACATTTTCAGGTCTAGCGTCCAGCATGACATGCCCATCGGGCACGATGCCGCGGGCAAGCAACCAGTCGTAAGAACCGTTGACCGTCCAGACTTTGGCGCCATTTTGGTGTCGGATCATCAGCTGTTGCACCGACTCATTTAGACTCGGCGCACCGCCAACGATACAAATGCTTTCCTGATTTGGCTCCCCGTCGAAGTCAAACCAAGAAAGCTGCCTTTTGCAAGACAGCCCCACATTCCCCAGCATTACGCTGGGGGATGTGTTGCCAACTACATCTAATATGGCTTCGACCATTATTAAGTGATCTGGCCTTGAAGATGCGGACGGTTGATCGTTACCGTAACCGTCGAAACGGTCGAGGCAATCGTCGCCAAGTTAGCCGAGCGAGCGCCAAGAATCTGCAAACCCGCAGAGGCAAGGACCTTGACGCGGCCAGCGGTAGCGGACAGGAACAACGTCACTTGCGGGGTGACCGCAACTGCCGTTTTCTTAACCACCGCATTGCCAGCGATTTGATACCAGCCGAACGTACCGGCCAAGTTGGCTGACATCGCAACCGCCACCGGGCAGGCTTGATTGCCAGTGTTAGGCACCAAAACCGTTTGGTAGGTCGTTGCGTTGTAGCTCACCAACGAGCCGACCACGGTAGACGCCACCCCGACCAACAGGATGAACTCGCCCTCGCCGTAGGTCGGATCGTCAGCACGCACGATCTTGCCCAAGACGTTTGGCGGCGTCGGAATGACGGTAGTCACACCCGTTGAAACGCCGCTCGGTGAAGTAACACCAGTGTCAATTGCGGCAACTTGCAATAGACCGGCTTGATTTTCTGCAAAAGTATAGGCCATTGTCTATTCTCCTTAAGCGATCAAAACGCCGCAAAATTGCGGGCCGCTAGAGCACATATTGCCCGCCCAGCCAATCAATTTAACGATTGCGTCTTGGTTGACGGCTTGCCGTTCGCCGCCGATCGGTACGAAATTGCGGTCAACGTGCGGCCGGAAAAAAAT